AACTCGTTCTAAAAACTATTTAACAATTTTAGGGGGTGCATCAGGTGGTAACGTAGGGATTAACACAACTACTCCAAATACATCGTGGGGAGCAACTATAAGTAATCCAACATTATATTCATCAAATGCTTTACGATTAGAAAGAAATGGTATTTCTTCACAGGGATTAAATATAAGTGCAGGTGGAGAAGTTGTAACATTTAATGGATTTAATACTGCAAGTGATGGTTTAAATAGTGCATTTGTTTGGACAAGTACTGCATTTAATACTACTACCGAACGTATGCGTATTACATCAGGTGGTAACGTAGGTATAGGAACAGCAAGTCCGACAATACCATTACAGGTAAATAAAGCAGGAACAGTAAATTCAATAATGACTCAAACAGTATTATCTGTAGCAGATTCAAATGGTTGGAATTTAGGCTCTGATGGTACAAATGCTTTAATAGGTGTTACGAATAGTGGAACTGATATGATATTTTTAAAGCGTGTAGCAGGTGTTTATAGTGAGGCTATGCGTATTACATCAGGTGGTAACGTTGGGATTGGGACAACAAGTCCATTATATAGATTAGTAGTATCAAATGGTGGTGCTGAAGGTTTAGAAATTGATACAGGATATTTAAGTAATAAAACTTTAATTCAAGCATATAATAGAAGTGGAGCAACATATAATCAAATAGATTTTGTTGCAAGTGCATTTTCATTTAACAGTGCAGCCACGTTTGGTTCATCAATAACAACCGCAGCACCATCAGGAGGTACTGCTAAACCATTTAAAGTGGGTGCAGTATCAGCGACAGGACCTGCAATTGTAAATAAAGTTATGGTAGAAATAGATAGCGTTGTATATTACATACCTTTGTCAGCAGCAGTTGTATAAATAAAAAATATAAAATATGAAAAATATCGAAGCAGTCCCAATATGGGATAACGGACAAAACAAAAATGCAACTATTTTAAATGCAAAAGCAGTTAACGTTACTTTAGGCATATCTGCTATATTCTTTTACACGCTTTTAAATGAGCAAGAGCAGTTATCGCAGGGCAATTTAACGATGTCAGGCGATGCTTATGAGCAATGGAGTAATGATGATGAGTATGCGTGGGATTGGATAGCTACACAACTTAATTTAACGATTACAGGTGATTATGTTCCGCCTGTTGTTGAGCCGATAGCTGAGCCGATAGTTGAGCCGATAGTAGAACCTATTGAAGAAGTTACAGAATAAATTACTACTTTTATATAAATCAAATCAAATCAAAATGAAATTTAATCAAATTAACACGTTAGTTGCTAACCTTAATGCCGTAATTGGTTCACAGGAGAGCAAAACACAGAAGAAGCTATTCCGCATCTTCGAGAAAATCAAGCCTCATAGCGAAGCATTTCAGTCAGAAATCGAAGGATTAAGGCTTGACAATGCACAGGTGGATGACAAAGATTGTCTACTCCTTGATGATAAAGGTGCATTTAAGTTCACCAAAGAGGGAATCAAGAAACTTACTAAGGACATTACTGAATTAGGTGAGAATGAATTTGACTTCAATCCTATCAGCATCATGAATCCTCAAGGGTTAGAACCATTTATATTCTTAAAAGATTGGGTGACAGGCGTTGACTTTCTTAAAGAAGAAGAAGAAGAATTGTAATGGACATTCGTAAAGTGTCAATAGGACCTGACTATAAAGGTGGTGCTATGCATTACCTTGTAGGGCAAAAAGTTCTTGGAGATACTAATGAAATACATTTAATTAAGTTTAACTCCACCAAAGAATCTATTCAAATATATATTATTAATGAAAAGAGTGAAATAGTTCTTTGGAAAGAATTTAATTCTACTATACCTATTTCAATTGAATATAATATAAACATCTAATGAGGTCGCCATTCTATTTTATAGCCAAGCCGGCTAATGGAAAGCGATACGATAATACAAAAGAGATAAGTGGTGTTGACTTTATTGTCAGCACCTCTGAGGAAGACCACAAGTTTTCTAACCGATTTGCAGAAGTCGTTGAGTTGCCATTAGATTATGCCGGACCTATTCAAAAGTCAGATACTCTTCTTGTACACCACAATGTTTTCAAGTTCTACAATGATGTAAGGGGTAGACAAAAAAGTGGCAAGTCTTTTTTTAAAGACGACCTATTCTTTATTGAGCCTGACCAATTCTTTATGTATAAGCACAATTCTACGTGGAATGCCTATGATAGGTACTGCTTTGTAAAGCCAATTCCTACAACTAAAAGCTATATTAAGAAGCCTTTCTCAGAGGAGCCTCTGATGGGTATAATGAAGTACCCTAATGAATACTTATTACAGAATGGGATAAAGTCGGGGGACATGGTTTGCTTCTCTCCTGACAGCGAATATGAGTTCACAGTGGATGATGAGAAGCTATATAGAATGTATGACCATCAAATAACAATGAAATTATGAATCTAATTACATTTGATAATATATTAAAAAACCCTCTTGCTTATGTTGAGGACATACACAAGCATGGCTTTCAAGATATTGCAGACGGGGATAATACATTTAAAAATATTCAGCCAAGAGATAATAACGATGAGTTTGCTCAGTATGTATCTGAACTATTTACTTCATACAATGTTTCATTTAATTTTGTAAGAAAGTCTCCATTAAATCAGAAAGAGCCAAACTTTGTTCATACGGATGAGATGATGGGTCATATTACTTGTATTTTATACTTAAATGAACAAGCACCTGACAATGATGGAACAACTATCTATGATGAAGATAAAAAGTCTTTGTTTACAATGTATTCTAAATTCAACCGCATGGTTGCATTTAGCTCTGATGCCTCACATTCAAGAAATATTCTTGAGAACTTTGGCTCAGGTGAACAATCTCGATTGGTTCAGATAATATTTTTAAAAGCCAAGTAATGAGAGATACTAGAGAGATAAAGTTAAGAATCATTGAGGCAGGGTATAAAGCGGTATCACATCTTATTAAAGTAGCTGAAGAAGATATTATTAATACCGAGTCAGATACTGATGTATCTGCAGATAAAATGAAGAATGCAGCAGCAGCTAAAAAGTTAGCTATCTTTGATGCGTTTGAGATATTAAGTAGAATAGAATTAGAAAAAGAAAATCTTGACTCCGCAGAGCGTGGAGTAAGCAGAACAGATACAAAACAAGGATTTGCAGAACGAAGGTCAAAGCAATAGTCTGTGCCGAATAATAGAAAACTATATACCGGCAAGTGTCATCTCTAATAAAAACAGAGTGAAGTCTTGGCTCTATGGCTATAACGAACAATACAATGTTACAGTAATCTCAAAGACAGGTGAGATAGGAGAGATAGTAGATATTGAAGGACTTAAAATAGCATTGCCTGCCATTCCCAATAAGTGTCTTCAAAGACACGTATCAAAAGTTGAACAATATTGGGAACGCCAAGAACTCCCTCGTGAGTTAGCAAGAATACAATCCATATTTCAATGGAACGAAAAGACAAAAGAATTTAAAAACCGTTGGGTAGATTATATTGAGAACGAGTTTGATTTTCGTGAGCAAGGTTTTTGGTTCATGAATAATGGCGTAAAGACTTACATAACAGGCTCTCATTATACGTACTTGCAGTGGTCAAGTATTGACGTTGGCTACCCTGATTTTCGTGAAGCCAATCGTCTCTATTGGATATTTTGGGAAGCCTGTCGTGCTGACCCAAGGTCATTTGGCATTATCTATCTAAAGATAAGACGTTCAGGATTTTCTTTTATGGCTTCATCGGAGTGTGTAAACATAGGTACGCTTGCACGAAATGCACGTATAGGTATGTTATCAAAGACGGGACCCGATGCTAAAAAAATGTTTACGGATAAGGTTGTTCCTATTAATAGTCGTTTTCCATTTTTTTTCAAACCTATTATGGATGGTATGGATAAACCTAAAACAGAGTTATCATTTAGAATACCGGCAACCAAGATTACCAAAAAGAATATGTATGATGCTGATGATACAGAAGTAGAAGGTCTTGACACGTCAATAGATTGGAAAAATACGGATGACAACTCCTATGATGGAGAAAAATTATTATTATTGGCACATGACGAATCGGGAAAATGGACTAAGCCGGTAAACATCAAAGAGAATTGGCGTGTTACTAAGACGTGTCTTCGATTAGGCAGCAAGATTATTGGTAAGTGTATGATGGGGTCTACCTCAAATGCATTATCAAAAGGTGGGCAGAACTATAAAGATATGTTTGAAGATTCAGATATATCAAAACGAAATGCCAACGGACAGACTAAGAGTGGTCTATATTCCTTGTTTATTCCAATGGAATGGAACATGGAAGGCTTTATTGATAGGTATGGTCATCCTGTATTCAGAAAGCCTGAAGAACCTGTAATGGGGGTTGACGGCAATTGGATTACAAATGGAGCAATAGACTATTGGGAGGCTGAGGTAGACTCATTAAAGAGTGATGCCGATGCGTTAAACGAATTTTACCGTCAGTTTCCAAGGACACAATCTCATGCTTTTAGAGATGAAAGTAAGCAGTCTTTATTTAACTTAACCAAACTATATCAACAAATTGACTACAATGACTCAATGATTAAGGAGCACTACCTTACTCGTGGGTCATTCTCATGGAAAGATGGAATTAAAGATACTGATGTAATATGGACTCCTGACACACGTGGTAGATTCCTTATAAGTTGGGCACCAACCAAACATATGCAGAACAATGTGCATATACGTAATGGTATTAAATATCCCGGCAATGAGCACCTTGGGTCATTTGGTTGTGACTCCTATGACATCTCAG